AAGTTGGAATTAATAATTATATGGATAAAAGGAGGTAAAAACTGTGGGAAAAATGAAAACCGCTAATTCATCCGGATCATCTCGCAGAATGCGTCCGGCCTTATCTCCTGAAGCAAGGGAGAATCAGCTGGTTTCCTTGGCAGTTGATCTTGCGGAAGAGCAGTTAAGGAACGGAACCGCTACCTCTCAAGTAATTACGCATTATCTGAAGCTCGGTTCGTCAAGGGAAAAACTCGAAAAAGAAAAAATTGCCTTAGAGAATGAATTGGTAAAGGCAAAAACAGAAGCCGTTGCTTCAACAAAAGATATTAAAGAAATGTATGAAGCGGCGATGGCTTCTTTCCGTAAATACAGCGGACAGGAGGAAGAAGATGAATATTAGGACGTATTCGGAACTTTCTGAGTTAAATACGTTTGAGGAACGATTCAGATATTTGAAGCTTGACGGGGTAGTTGGAAAAGAAACTTTTGGATTTGATCGTTTTTTGAATCAAGAATTTTACGGATCCAGAGAATGGAGATCTGTTCGTGACTTTGTAATTGTAAGGGATAGCGGGTGTGATTTAGGAATCATTGATTATGATATTTATGGAAAGATCTATATTCATCATATGAACCCAATTCTTCCCAAAGATATTATGTCGAATACTGAGCTTTTGCTCAATCCTGAATATTTAATTACAACAACACATAACACTCACAATGCTATTCACTATGGAGACGAGACGTTTCTTACAACTGTTCCGGTTGAACGGAGCATGAACGATACGTGTCCGTGGAGGAAATAGTAACATGGGGATCTGTAAAGGACAAGGAGAATAATTTTATGGAAAGCATACTTACATCAATTAAAAAAATGTTAGGAATCACCGAAGAGTATGAACACTTCGATGCGGATTTGATTATGCATATTAATTCTGTGTTTATGATTTTGACACAGCTTGGAGTAGGTCCAATAGATGGGTTTTCGATCAAAAGTGAAGAAGAAACATGGGGTGATTTCATTCCAAATGATTCAAAGATAGATTTGATTAAATCTTATATGCACTTAAAAGTAAAACTACTCTTTGATCCGCCGTTGGGTTCGGCTGTTATTGAAGCGATGAATCGGATGATCAATGAATTTGAATGGAGACTTAATGTTGCAGTCGATCCGTTGGTGCAAGAAGAGATAAAATGATATACGCGAAAAATACATACCCTTTTATGAAGAGAGAAGGAAGTGGTGTGACACGAATGTAGTAACTTAAATGTTACCGCCGCTATGAGAGTTCGATGCTCCTCATAGCCCTTTTCTTTTTTTGTCCAAAATAGAAAGGAAAAAACATGAAAGAAAAAATGAATAAGGAAAATTTATTGTTCCATCAGCGGCATCCGGAGTTACCGTTAATTATGTCTATTTGCTCGTTAATTTGTTCGATTATAGTTCTTTTAGTTTCTATCAATGTATTATAGATACGATAAGTGCTATGATGGAAACTACAAGTGATAAAATCGAAATACTTATTGGGAGATAGGCGCGTACATAGTCTCTTCTAATATCTATTAGATAATCTTTTCCTAAATCCCCGATTTTAAACAAATTATTCGGATTGGGCTTTAAAAATACCATTTTCTAAAACTGGTTCGGAAGCCATACAGATTAGTTTTTTACTACAGAAAGAACTAATTTCACGATCACGTTCAAGCCCGGTATCTCCTGTGCAAAATTTTACGATTTCGGTTCTTTTGAGTTCTTTATGTTTTATACATTTTAGCAATCTGCGCTTCTGCTTTTCAGTCATGGTAACCTCCTTGTACTAATTAGTACATGTTGTAGCATCAAACAGACCATGATTCAAGATGCTGCATATTCGCACAAATAACATCTCCTTTTATGGAAAGAAAAAACAGAGAGGAGAATGATTATGTTTGATAAAATGTTTGAAACGATTGCAAGGAAACAATTAACAGAAAATGCTTTTGACAGATGGTGTAAGAAAAGGCAGTATCAGCGTGCCGATAAACTCGGAGCTATTATAAGATATTCAAATGGAATCGAGGGATACGACATACTGAAAGTTCGGAAACACGATTTGAAAATGAAAGCTTTAATGATGGGAGTTGTCTATCCGGCAGCAGCAATAATCGGACATGTTTTAGGGAACATGAATTCTAAAAACTGAGTAGTGAGAAAAGAGGGGTCTTATCAAAGGCTCTTTTCTTTTTTGCTTTCGTTGGTGGTATTGTATCACGGCATATGGTTGAGGTACAAGGTTTAGAAGATTAAATTCCTATAAAATAAGGAGATTGTAAATGTGGCAAGATAATTATTATTTATACCATCATGGCATTTTGGGTCAGAGATGGGGCAGAAAGAATGGTCCGCCGTATCCATTAGGTTCTTCCGATCATTCTGCATCAGAGAAGAGAGCAGGTTGGAGGAAATCGCTTGACAAACCGGAAAAAAGTTCCCATACTAAAAATAGTAATGTCTCTAAAGAATTTGATAACTCTGAGAGAGATGGTTTTCATTTAACAGATAAACAGAAAAAAGCTCTTAAAATTGGAGCGGCAGCAGTAGCAGCATCTCTTACAGCCTATGGCACATATAAATTAGCCCAATCAGGGAAACTAAATGATTTGGCGGCGATCGGTAAAGCAAAAGTTGATGCTATGCTGGGGAAGAAGGCTGGTAGTGCTGGGGACGATAGTATAATTTCTGATAAGATTAAAAAATTATCCTCAGAGACTGGTTTTAAAGCAAATTCTAAGTTGCGTTCAATAGAAGAAGCGTGCCGATCTGCTAACCCGAATTACAATCCAAATAATCCCGCTTACAAGAACAACTGCGGAAAAGCTGTTGTAGCGGATATTCTTAATCGTATGGGATTTGATGTACAGGCAAAAGGTCTTAGTATTAGTGAAAATGGACAGCGTGGTTTGACTTGGTTTGATGTTTTAAGACCATTTAAAGGCAGTGGTGTAGAAGAACATGTAATTTCTAAAATGGATATAAAATCGGTTGAATCTTGCAAAAATTCAGTATCAAAGCGAATATTAAGTTATTGTAATGGCAACGATGCAATGGGTGTTTTTAGGGCAGAGAGAATTAATGGTGCTGCCCATTATATGAAATGGGAAGTACAAGGCGGAAAAGTTTCATACCAGAACTCACAAGTTGGGGTATCGAATTGTGATACGTGGTTTACTGATATGGTAGATAAAAAAGTAAAACGATTTATTGAATTTGCTAGAGTTGATAACCTTGAAATAGATTCTGAAGTTTTGAAAGAATTGGTGGAAAACCGTATGTTGTAAAAGTAAGAAGGGAGAGTTTTTATGCTCACGTTAGAAGAAGCTTGTAAAATAATACAAAATAAGTATCCTGATTTTAGGATAATCCGTTGTGAAGATTATGGGGACTTTTATGGTATGAATATGCAACCAAGAACATGGGACGGAGAAAGACTGACTCGTGTTGCTGGTGGAATAGATATGGTAGATAAAGTATCAGGGGTTGTATCACGTATTGGTGCTCAGGAGTTCTGTGACCATAATTATAGTTACGAAGAAGTTGCTCTATCTGATATATCACCATATTTATCAGATGAAGATGCAGCTTTTGCCCTAACAGTGCAAAAAAAGGAAGAAGAATTTAACCGAAGATTGGAAGAGATGGATTAGTCTAAATGAAAAAGTAATAATAGCTATGAATGATCCAGAATTTGAAAGAAAAGCGGCAGAGGACGAAGAAGTATTATGGAGTGAAATAAAATGATAAGTGCAAATGAAGCATATGAAATTATGCAAAAAAAATTTAAAGGAAAATTCCTATATTGTTGATATGGGTGAATGTAGTAATGCTTATGTATTTAGTATTATGCAAAAAGGCGAAGAGGGAGTAAAATATCGTAATGTTAGCGGATATGATCGGGTGGATAAAAAAACAGGTGAAGTAGGATTTATGTTTTTGTTTGATTATGCAGATGAAGTTGAAGCGGGGATTGTAAAAGAAATTGATATTTCAAAATTTGACAAAAGGGCTTCTTAAACAGAGGCTTTTTTCTTTTTACGCATTTTTTACATCTCCTTTTATGAAAGGAGGTTGTTTGATATGATAAAAACTATCAAATATTGGAAAAACATTATAACAGCGAGGATTAGGGTATTTGTTATTGAGCGATGTAACGCCAAGGTTCCGGGTGTGAGTTGGAAGTTATGCAGCAATGAAATGTGTACAGCGTTGGATGAATTGTTGCATTCGGAAGACGAAAGAATAAGAAGACTTGGTGAACGATTGCTGGCAACAGTCCCAGATGCTGAAAGTTATTATGTAAAGTCTAAATGGTTAAAATCACAAAATAAATAACTTTGAGGAAAACGAGAAGAGTCTTTTTAACAGAGGCTCTTTTCTTTTGTTAAAATTTCAGTTAAGAATAAAAAGACCGTTGGGATTGAGTGTTTTTAAGCTCCATTTGAGTTGCCAAGTTTTTGGGTAATGATGTCTGGTATGACTTTGGAGAAAGTTGATCCAACATTTTTTCCAAATTCACTGTTTGCAATTATGGGGGCGTAAGCCACGGCTACACAACCTATGGTAGCTATTGCTGATATTTTTAATATATTGTCAATACAGTTGGACAAAAGGTTAGGGGTTTCACTGATTTGCAGGTTTTCGTTTATCTGTGTTGTTTGTAATTCGTTTATGAGAAAAACCTCCTTTAATGGTAAACTAAGATTCCAGCGGTCTTTTGTTAGCACTAAAGCAAGATGAGTGCTAACCATAGTATAAGTGATCTGGAAAGGATTGTCAATTAAAATTTAATTGTTGAAGTGAAAAGAAAATTAGATGAGAGACTGTGAAAACATGGTCTTTTTTCTTTTGGTGTAACAGGAGGTGAAAATTCAAAATGAATTACGTATTACAACATCATGGAGTTTTAGGACAGAAGTGGGGTGTGCGGCGGTATCAACCTTATCCGAAAGGACATTCTGGAGGGAAAGAAATTGGGGAAGCCGCGAAAAAGAAAAAAGCGAGTTCCATGAGTGATGAGGAGCTGGCCTCTGAAGTAAAAAGGATGAATCTGGAAGATCAATATAATAAATTGTCTAAGAGTAATCCTACGTCTTCTAAAATGGAAAACACAAAGAAGGCAATTGATGAGACAAACAAACTCATTAATCAGGCGAAGAGTATGAATCGAAATAAAAACAATCATTCTCATAAAAAAGAAACGCTTGATTTAAGTAAAATGACAGATAAGGAACTTAGAGATAAGATTGATCGGTATAATCTGGAAAAACGATACAATGATATTTTTGCAAAAGAATCTGTAACGGTTTCTAAAGGACAGACTTATGTATCAGATATTTTGGATGTTGCAGGTGACATTGCAGGCATTGGAAGTTCTGCGATTGCAATTATCCTTGCGATTAAGCAGTTGAAAAAGTAAGGAGATAAGAGATAGAATTATGGCATTGTCAAATACGGCCACACCGAAGTATTACGGACAGTTCCGGGATGCCGTAATGAAAGGCGAGATACCTGTCTGTGAAATGATTTCATTGGAGATGGACAGGATCGATAATCTTATCGCAGATCCTGGCGTATGGTATGACGATAAGGCGATTGACGGTTTTATTGCATATTGTGAAGATGAGCTGACGCTTACGGATGGCGCCGATTTAAGGCTTCTTGATACGTTTAAACTTTGGGCAGAACAAATTTTCGGGTGGTATTATTTTGTGGAACGGAGCGTGTATGTTCCGAGTCCTGACGGGCATGGCGGGCGTTATGTCAGAAAAAATGTGAAGCGGCGGCTGATTAATAAACAGTATCTGATTGTGGCTAGAGGTGCGGCTAAATCCATGTACGGTTCTTGTATCCAGAATTACTTTTTGAATATAGATACTTCTACGACGCATCAGATTACAACGGCTCCTACGATGAAGCAGGCTGATGAGGTGATGTCTCCTATCAGAACGGCAATTACTAGGGCAAGAGGACCGTTTTTTAAATTTCTGACAGATGGTTCTTTACAAAATACCACGGGCTCTAAAGTGAACCGTATGAAACTGGCATCTACGAAAAAAGGAATTGAAAATTTTTTGACGGGTTCCTTGCTTGAAATTCGTCCTATGAGTATTAACAAATTACAGGGACTGCGTCCGAAAATCTCAACGGTGGATGAATGGCTTTCCGGGGATACGCGGGAGGATGTAGTCGGCGCTATTGAGCAGGGAGCTTCCAAATTGGATGATTATCTGATTGTGGCAATGAGTTCGGAGGGTACGGTCAGGAATGGCAGCGGTGATACAATCAAAATGGAGTTGATGGACATCTTAAAGGGAGAGTACCCTAACCCTCATGTATCAATCTGGTATTATAGGCTGGATTCTATCGATGAAGTGAGCGATCCTGCTATGTGGATAAAAGCAAATCCGAATCTTGGGAAAACAGTAAGTTATGAGACCTATCAACTGGATGTAGATAGGGCAGAGAATGCTCCCGCAGCCAGAAACGATATTCTTGCCAAACGGTTCGGAATTCCGATGGAAGGATATACTTATTATTTTACTTATGAAGAGACGCTCCCACATAGAAAACGAGAGTATTGGCAAATGCCGTGTTCTCTGGGTGGGGATTTGTCGCAGGGAGATGATTTTTGCTCTTTCACCTTTCTTTTTCCTTTGGCAAATGATTGTTTTGGGATAAAAACCAGAAACTATATTACGGAATTGACCCTGAAAAAGCTTCCGGCCGCAATGCGGATGAAATACGATGAGTTTATCGCGGAAGGAAGTCTGATTGTTATGCCGGGAACTGTTTTGGATATGATGGAAGTTTACGAAGATCTGGATAGTCATATCGCAAAGTGCGACTATGATGTCCGGTGTTTGGGATACGATCCTTATAACGCCAAGGCTTTTGTGGAGAGATGGGAATCTGAAAATGGACCTTTTGGAATCGTGAAAGTCATTCAGGGTGCAAAAACAGAATCCGTTCCTTTAGGGGAACTGAAAAAACTTTCTGAAGAACGGATGTTGTTGTTTGATGAAGAACTCATGACGTTTGCGATGGGAAACTGTATCGTTATGGAAGATACGAATGGAAACCGGAAACTTTTTAAGAAACGATATGACGCAAAGATTGACGCAGTAGCGGCTATGATGGATGCGTTTGTCGCTTATAAATTGAACAGGGAGGCATTTGATTAGGAATCGCGAAAGTGGTTTTTTTATTGCGATTGGAACGGAAGGAGAATACTAAAGTGTTACTTTTTCTTGGTACTTTTAAATCTGGATTGTATCATTGATTGATGTATTCATAGTAAAAATACTCCTCCTTTCTTTAAGTGTTGTATTCTTCTTTCGTTACAATATATAGTATCATAAGACAATAGTAAATTCAAGATATAGTGGAGGTGATGTTGCCCTCGCGAAACCGACAAGCTCTTTTATGGAAAACGTGGGTTGAAAAACTTAAAGGAGGTATTTTATGAAAACAATTAGAAGAACAGACAGTGTACCAACTAGTAATCGATCAGCTATTGAAAGGTTGACAAAAAGAGCAGCTAAATCCGGTTTCAGAATTGTAGAAATATTAGAAAGAAAGCTTGATGGAATCGAATATAGAACGTTCGTATTGGAAGGACCACGGATAGCTACTATAAAATATTTTGGTACAGATATACTGACAGGAAATTTTGGGAAAATTCGTAACATTCCTGGTTTGTTAAAACTTATGTTTCGATGAGTCGCACAAAAGAGTCCGACAAGGACTCTTAGTGTTTCTTTCTTTGTGTTTGTTCGTACTCTTTTCTGATAGTTCCGATTCGTTTATCTCCTCTGGTATCTCTTCCGTTGGGGTTTCGGATGGTTCCGGGAGGTAGGTTATTTTTCTTTTCAAATGTATCAACTCGGCAATCACTTCTAACTTGTCGGCTCATAAAATCTCTCCTTTTTTAATTTATTCATTCATATTATAAAGATAAACAAAGGGGACGTCAATTAAGTGTTTTGGAAATATAGGAGGTGAAAATTCAAAATGGAGATTTCATTTGGTTCCAGGCTTAAATCTGCCTGGAATGCTTTTTTTAATAAGGATCCCACAAGAAGTTATCGGGATATTGGCATGGGTTATTCATTCCGGCCTGACAGGACGCGTTTCTCAAGAGGAAATGAGCGTTCCATTGTGACGTCGGTTTATAACCGGATTGCGATGGATGTAGCCGCTGTAGATATGCTTCATGTGCGGTTGGATGAGAACAATCGTTTCGTTTCCAAGATTGATTCTGGGCTTAATAATTGTCTTACGGTCGAAGCTAACGCGGATCAAACGGGGCGTGGATTTTTGCAAGATGTTGTTATGTCGATGATGGACGAGGGCTGCGTTGCGATTGTCCCGACTGATACAGATGACGATCCGGGAACAGGAATTTCTGGTTCTTTTGACATTGATGCAATGCGGACCGGACAGATTCTGGAGTGGTATCCGCTACATATCCGTGTTCGGGTCTATAATGAACGAACAGGGCAAAAAGAAGAAATTCTTATGGCAAAGCAGGCAGTTGCCATTATTGAGAATCCGCTCTATGCGATTATCAATGAACCGAATTCTACCATGCAGCGGTTGATTCGGAAATTAAACATGTTGGATGTTATTGATGAACAGAATAGTTCCGGGAAATTGGATTTGATTATTCAGCTTCCATATATTATTAAGACCGAAGCAAGACGCCAACAAGCTGAAAATCGGCGCAAAGATATCGAAAGTCAGTTACGAGGATCGAAATACGGAATTGCTTATACCGATGGTACCGAACGTATTACACAGCTAAATCGGCCCGTCGAGAACAATCTAATGTCCCAGATTGAATACCTTACGAGTATGCTATACAGCCAGTTGGGAATCACTCAGGGGATTTTGGATGGTACGGCTGACGAGAAGACGATGCTGAATTATTACAATCGGACGATCGAACCTATCTTATCGGCGATTGCTGACGAAATGAAACGGAAGTTTCTCACCAAGACTGCCCGGTCTCAGAGACATTCGATTGAATTTTTCAGGGATCCATTTAAGCTTGTCCCGGTATCTGAGATTTCAGAGATTGCGGATAAGTTTACAAGGAATGAGATTATGACATCTAACGAGATTAGACAGGTGATTGGTATGAGTCCGTCAGATGATCCGAAAGCCGATGAACTTAGAAATTCTAATCTAAGTAATCCAAAGGAAGAAGCGCCGATCACGGCAGATGAAGAGAGTTCGAATAATGAGATGGAACATTTAGCCCATCACGGTGTCAAAGGTCAGAAATGGGGTGTCCGAAACGGGCCGCCTTATCCCATAGATCGAGGCGGCGAAAAATCAGTTGCAAAATCCGGTGAGGGTGATACAATCAAAATAACGATTTCGGGACAGAGAGATCCTTATAAACGAGGTACGCCTAATTCGGTTGTAGATCATGTGCGTGATGATGGGAGTGTGAAAACAAGAGCTTTCTATGATGAAACCGGTTGGAAAATACGAGAAATACATACATCTGACCACGGTAAACCAAAACTACATCCGTTTGGTAATCACGGAGAACATGCTCATGATTATGAATGGAATAAAGAGACTGGGTCGCCTAAAAGAACACAAAGAGAATTGAACGATGAAGAAAGAAAGGAGAATAGTGATATTTTATGAGTGCAGATGAGTTAAAAGATGAGATATCAGAACAATGTAACGATGTAAGTTTTGTTTATAATGGAAAAGCGTCCGGCGTTATACCACAATTTGATAGAGTCCCTCCGACTTTTTTTGTTTGGTATGGTGAGGAAGAAAAAGTATACTCCGATATAGATGAGGTAATGTCTGACAAATTCTTCGATGGGAAATCTCTTGCGGAAATCGCAGAGATTGTGGAGTACACTTAAATAAAACGTCATATTATCTGTCCATAGGCCTAAAACGGCCTGTGGGATTTTTTCATTTGTGAGGTGAGATAGGATGTATTTATTTTTGTGCGACGGTAAAGCGGAAGGATGCGCCCAAACAAATTGTTATAAATCTGGAGGAGAATGTCTCTATACGACGGATATAAATCATGCAGTGAATTTTAGCAAAGAGGCAAATCTGGACGATTTACTTTATGTGGAAAAAGAGTCGTATATAAAAAAATTAGTCTATGTATGGAAAGTTAAACTTATATTGGTAAGGAAGGTAATATGTTGGCTAAAAATTCGACTACCTCTTTTAAACCATTTTTGAATCGCAAAAATTGAGAGCAACGGAGGAAAAGAAGAACCCGACACTTTGGGACAGTACCGGGCTTATGAATTATTCTTCTTCCTGGCAATTTTCAGCCATGTATTTTGCAATCGCTTTAAGAATTAGGATTGCACCGTTAAGAGGTGTTTGCATGGTTATTCCTCCTTTCTCTATATGGCGTGCTATACTTCACTATTTCTATATATAGTATACCATATTTTGTTTTTTTTCTACATATAGTATAGCACGCTTTTTGAGTAAGTCAATTAGATTATAAAAATTTAATTATTGATCAATTGAAACAACCCATAGGTCTAAAACGGCCTGTGGGATTTTTTATGTCTGGGAGGAGAGTTTATGAGAGATCCAAAAAAGGCAGTCGAATTAACAGAACAAGAGAAATGGGAGTGTACTGCGCGATGGCTGGATGCGCTTTATGTGGGATATTATCATTTACTTTGCGGCAATATAGATGCCGATGGTTTCCTAGAACATGTTGACGCCCATTGTCTCAGATGTCCGCATTACAATAAATGTCCCTCTAATACCAAAGAACCATATCGACCGACTATGCCTATTTTTTATAATTTCCATGTGTTGAATAGATTCATTCATGGATTGAGCGTTTTAGGCCCCGGGATTCCACCAGTGGACATATTGGATGTGGGCAAGGATTCCCGGAAAGCATGAGACTACATTTACAGGTGCCAACGTAACTGTAAGTGAAACCGATATCGTTGGGCGAGGCTTTCTTTTTGGAAAAGCCGATCTTCAACGTGACTTTTTGGTTATGTACCGGGCAAATGTCAATATGTAGTTCTTCTACGATCATATCTGTTCATACCTCCTTCTAGTGTGAGTTTATCATAAGGCGGTGTGGACAGCAAGCAAAAAAGGAGGTATAAAATTCAAAATGAAAAAATTCGATTTCAGTGGCTGGGCTACTCGTAATAACCTTAAATGTTCTGATGGACGTACGATTCTAAAGGATGCGTTTAAGGCGAATAACGGGCAGACGGTTCCGCTTGTGTGGAATCACCAGCACAATGAACCATTTAATGTTCTCGGGCACGCTTTGCTGGAGAACCGTGAAGACGGCGTCTATGCGTATTGCACTTTTAATGATACGGAATCTGGAAGAAATGCAAAGCTTTTGGTTGAGCACGGTGATGTCTCAGCGCTGTCGATCTTTGCCAACCAACTGAAGCAGCAGGGGTCAAATGTACTCCATGGCGCGATCCGTGAAGTCAGTCTTGTGCTGGCCGGAGCAAATCCCGGAGCGTTTATTGACTCGATAACGCTTTCTCATGGAGATGACGTTGACGGGGAAGCAATCATTTATACCGGGGAGCCGATTAGTCTTTACCATTCCGCTGATAAAGAAGATGAAAAAAAAGATAAAGCGGATGAGAAAGATGACGAGAAAAAAGAGGATGAGGAAACAATTGCTGATGTATTTAATACCCTTAATGAGAAGCAAAAAACAGTAGTTTATGCCATGATCGGACAGACTCTCGAAGAGAAAGACGATCCCGCTGGCAAGAAAAAAGAAGAGGAAGAAAAAGGAGGTAATGGTAACATGAAACATAATGTTTTTGACCAGGAGCGGACCAACACCGATGTATTGACCCATGCGGATCAGGAAGATATTGTCCGCCTAGCGAAGACCAGTCAGGTGGGGAGCTTCCAGACAGCGCTTGCGATGTATGCGGACGATAATAATCTTCAGCACGATGCGGTGAGCAGTGGATTTGTACAGACTGGAGATGGAAATGTTACTTTGTTGTTCCCGGAGTATAAGGATGTACGTCCCGGTGCACCGGAATTAATCACCAATGACCAGGGATGGATTTCCGTTGTTATGAGCAAAGTACATAAGAGCCCAATTTCCAGAATTAGAACTGGTCAGGTCGACATTCGTAAAATTGAAACGCTAAGAGCCAAAGGATATCAGAAGGGCAAAGAGAAAAAGCTGACTGGAAACTTCAAACTGGTAAGAAGAACTACCGATCCCCAGACCGTGTATGTGAAAAATGCTTTGCATAGGGATGACATTATTGATATCACTGATTTCGATTATGTACAGTATCTGTATGGGATTGACAAGATGATGTTGAACGAGGAATTGGCTACAGCGATTATGTTGGGTGATGGCCGTGACGACGGCGATGCCGATAAGATTTCTCCTGAGCATATCAGACCGATTTGGTTGGATGATGATCTGTACACGCTCCATGTGGATTTGGATATGGCAGCGGCAAGGAAGGAACTCCAGGGTACAAACACGGGAGCAAACTTCGGTGAGAACTACATTCTGGCTGAAGCACTTATCAATACGGTTTTGTATGCAAGAGAGAATTATAAGGGGAGCGGCACTCCGGATTTCTTCTGTACGCCTCATATGCTGAATGTGATGCTTTTGGCAAGGGATATGAACGGCAGACGAATTTATTCTTCGAAAGCTGAGTTGGCTTCTGCCTTAAATGTCGGAACGATTGTGACTGCGGAACAGTTCGAGGGCAAGACCAGAACTACTTCCGATAACAAAACAAAGAAATTGTTAGGTATTATTGTAAATCTGGCGGATTATTCGCTGGGTGCAACTAAGGGTGGTGAGGTGACTCATTTCACTCAGTTCGATATTGACTTCAACCAGGAAAAGTCTCTGTTGGAAACCCGGTGTTCCGGAGCGCTTACAAGAGTGTATTCAGCGATTACTATTGAGGAGGATGTCACAAAATCTGCTTCTAGCTCGAATCCGAGTGGAACTCTTTAATATAGAGGTGGCGAAAATTCAAAATGGAGGGAAAATGAGATGGCGAAGTTTTTTGGATCCATAGGTTTTGCGGAGACGGTGGAAACAGCGCCTGGCGTATGGAGACCCCAAATTACAGAACGAGAGTATTTTGGTGATCTAACGCGTAACATGCGTCGCTATGAGTCTTCCGGACAGGTAAATGATGATTTGAATATTTCAAATGAGATCAGTGTGGTAGCTGATCCTTATGCCTATCAGAATTTTCACTCCATGCGTTATGTTATTTTCATGGGTACGAAATGGAAAGTATCGAGTGTGGAAGTGCAGTATCCGCGGCTAATTTTAACAATCGGGGGTGTGTATCATGGCGAAGCCTAGGGTGGAATTGCAGTGGTTGTTGGAAAAGCTTCTTGAGAGTCGAAATGTATATTTTCAGCCGCCGGAGTCTTTGAAATTAAATTATCCGTGTATTGTGTATGAGAGGAGTGAGATTCGTACAGAGTTCGCAAACAATGAATCGTATTTGAAACAGAAACGTTATACGTTGACAGTCATTGATGAAGACCCTGATTCGGAGATTCCGGATCGAGTGCAAAATCTAAAGTATTGCAATTTTGATCGCCATTTTGTATCGGATAATCTGAATCACGATGTCTTTACATTATATTTTTAGGAGGGAATTGGTTATGAGTAAACTTGTATGGGATAAAACAGGTGAGCGTCTTTATGAAACGGGTGTGGATCACGGCGTTCTATACCCGGTTGGAGAGAATGGAACCTATCCGAAAGGAGTGGCATGGAGCGGATTAACGGGGGTGACGGAGAGTCCTTCCGGCGCGGAAGCAAATAATATTTATGCGGATAATATTAAGTATTTATGTCTAATGTCTGCGGAAGAATTTGGAGCGACAATCGAGGCGTATACGTATCCGGATGAGTTCGCGGTGTGTGATGGTTCCGCACAGATTGCTGAGGGTGTGACGATTGGACAGCAGGTGCGAAAGACCTTTGGTATTTCTTATCGCTCGATCGAGGGCAATGATACGGAGGGAGATGATTATGGCTATAAGCTACATTTGATTTATGGTGCGAAAGCTTCTCCTTCGGAAAAAGGGTATCAGTCTGTAAATGACAGTCCGGAGGCGATCGCTTTTAGCTGGGAGATTACGACGACTCCTGTTGAAATTTCGGCAACGGATCCGAGTACCGGAAAGCCATTTAAGCCAACAGCTTCTTTGACGATTGAGTCGACGAAAACAGATCCTGCGAAGCTGAAGGCATTTGAGGATATTTTATATGGAACGGAGGATACCGAGGCCAGATTGCCATTGCCGGATGAGGTAATCAGCTTTTTTAACGAAACCGTGGAAAACCCTCCGACAGACCCTGTGGAATAAGAAAGAGAATGGTGTAGTGATAACGGGGGTGTGCTGATATGCCTCCGTTATATTTTTGTCTGAAAGGAGATTGTTATGATTAAGAAAACGATTACATATTATGACTTTGATGAAAATTTAAGAACGGAAGATTTTTACTTTAATTTAACAGAAGCAGAGCTAACGGAGATGGAACTCTCTTTGAATGGGGGATTGAGTCAGCTTTTGGAAAAGATTTTACAGGAGAATGACCAGAAGCGTATTATTGAGTATTTTAAGAAAATTGTGTTGATGACGTATGGTCATAAAAGTCTGGATGGAAAATTGTTTGTTAAAAATGAACAAATTAGAGAAGAATTTGCTGCGAGCGCTGCGTATTCCAAAATCTTTATGGAGTTAGCGACGGATGCGGATGAAGCGGCAGCGTTTGTGAACGGAATTATGCCGAAATCTGCTGTGCAGGGAGATGTACAGGCGGATCGCAAAACACTTCCAGGGAAGGCCCCAATAGAAGGTGTGGTATCACCGAATACTGTTGGATGAGATTATGAGGAATAATAGGAATGCTTGAAATTTTAATATCGGATCAGGAATTTTGGGATGAGACGAAAGAGGAATTCGTTTATGTAAAACCGATCGTGTTGCAATTGGAGCATTCTTTAGTTTCTCTTTCAAAATGGGAATCGAAATGGCAAAAACCTTTTTTGGGAAATGGAAAGAAGACGGCGAAGGAGACAATGGATTATATTCGCTGTATGACGTTGACAAAGGATGTGGATCCATTGGTTTATCAATATATGAGCGAAGATGTAGTAAAAAGAGTCTCTGATTATATCGTAAATCCAATGACGGCC